TAGCGATGTTGAGAACTGATCGTATCACTTCAGCTCCACCAGCACGCTTAAAGATCTCTTCAGGGTCCATCCCACTTGAAAGGACCTTATCCCCTGGAATCCACCAGGTTACCCATTTTTCGAATAAGGGATGAAATCGACAGACTTCCGCCTGCATTATCCATCGGGATGTATCCATGTAACGATTCCAATCATTTCGAAACCGCTCATAACCTAACATCCCACTCATAGATCGATAGATACTATGAGCCCCAACATTTAATCCATGTACTACCCAATCACGAGAGTGCCATCGTTGAAGATAGTGTATAGACTTTGTGGAAATGAATTGTTTCTCAGGACTAAATTCTAGCCCCAGCTCTTCCATCACACCTGGGACGTCGTCAATGATATCATCATCGAATAGGACTACTTGATCGTCTCCCAACACCAAATAATCCAATACACGACTCCTAAGGCGTATGCTACAGTAGTAAATAGCGATGATATTCGCTAATGTATCACGCATGTTGGTTAACACACTTCCACTGGGCATACCTCCATTCCTATTATCAAGTACATCATAGGGCACAACAATTGGAATCTCATCCCCTATTCGTCCTAATAATTGAATGGTTGAATGAGCCTCCGGGATGAACCAATTGCAGATGATATTATCAACTGCATCTAACAAATTTCGATGCAAAGATGCATCAAAACCCGAATAGTCACCCGATAGAATCCTTCGCCCATTAGAATGAGCAAGTATGCGACTGGCAGCCTCATCAACAGCATAATCACCTATCCATGCAGGAAAAGGTGGTAGTTTCTTCAACGCATCCAACAAAGGATAAAGAATGGTTGCTCCCCTAATCGTTTCAGCATGATCGAAACCCCATACTACGCGTTGCTTTGGTATTTCTTTAAGTCCCTTGCTCTGACCGCGCCAGTAATGCACACAAGGATACAAATCATCTACACCCTGGAGGTTTTGAGCTCTTAGAAGATAAGATTGAGCCACGGATCGGTCACGAGTTAACCACGGTAACCCCAAGGACGTATCACGAGGCATCAAATCATAAGCGGTTGAGAAAGCAGCAGGACGTAATGACCGCGAAGGCAATAATTTACAAACCTCTACCACGGCTTGTTGAAGTACATCCATATCAGCATTCCATTTCTGGTGCCAATAGGCACGAACGTCAGCTAGTCTCTCACTACTAGGTAACATTATAGAGAGTGGACCAACCTTCTTTTCTTCTTCCTTATCAATCGCCTCCATCTCTTCATATGGCGCGAACCCCACAGTCTCCTCCATAGCTTTGAGAATTTCTTCTCTTCCACCATGATTAAAGAGAGGAGTGCGAAGGTCGTCGCTATAACCGCGATGAGAGCGGTCAAGGTATCGTTCAAGTCGCTCAGCACCAGCTTCAGGTAATGAAGCCATGAGCCGTTGGAATTTACCATCAGTCACAGATACCTCCCTAATCCATACTTTGAGTCGCACTTCCGCGTCTAGAAGTCAACTGATCCCTACGATGACTGGAGGACTTGGAAGCTGGACTAGTATAACGCTTTCTTCTTTTATTTCTAAAAACGGAAACTTCACGCTGTGTACCTCCGCCACCTGCCGCAAATTTAGGCGGCTTCTTCTCAGGTTTGGGTTGCGGACCAGGTCCAGATGGAGGTACGGGAACAGGACTAGGAGTGGGAACACTAGGT